TAGGCGTTCGCCACGTCCGCGTCCACGCTGGCAGCCAACTGGCTGACGCGAGGCTTCAGAACGCGCTCTGCAAAGTCGTCCAACTGCATGGTCAGTTCAGCAGAGGTGAAATTCACGCCAATGTGCTTCTGGGTAGAAACAGTCAGAGTGGTGAACTGCTCGTTGTCGTCCTGAACCTGAAGCGCAGCGCCGTTGGTGACGAGAGCGCGATCAGGAAGGCGGATACGCAGCGTGGAGCCGATCTTCGCGCCTTCGACGGCGAAGCTGTCGTCGTACTGGCGGTTCACGTTACGCGAAAGCACCAGGTTGTTTTCGAAGATCTCCAGAGCCTTTCTGGTGATCATGTCGATTGTGAGAATGCTATTAGCCATTGGTCAGCCTTTCAGGCGTAAGAGGTTAGCGGTATTTCGACGCTTCCAGCTTCTTTATCTGTCGGGCTCGTTCAGCGGCGATCCATTCTGACGTGGTCATCGTTTTGATGGACCGAGGGTCAGTGGTGTCGTATGCGGGGGCTCCGCTGCTTCGGGCCGTAACAGGCGAAATAGGTGCAGGCGCGTTCGAAGATTTCTTGACGGGCGGGCTCGAAACCAACTGGGCTTCGATCTTGCCAATCTCTTTGGCCTGCAAGATGGGCGGCATACGGGAGATGCGGTCAGCTTCTTTCGGATTAGACCCTAAGTAGTACGCTACATCAGGACCAACGTCCGAAGTCTGAATGGTCTCGGCCATCACGGTCGTGATGCGGAGGTTGGGGTTGTACGCGACCTGTTCAAAGTCATCGTACTTCGCCCGCGCATCCTCTTCACGGTCGTGGTAGGCTTCAACGTACTCAGACCGCTGTTTCTGGGCTTCCCGTTCCTTGAGCATTTGTTCGGCGTACGCTTTCGCGTAGGTTTCGACCGAGTCAAACTGATCAGGCGGCGGTAACTCAGAAGGTGCGGCGGGGGCGGTAGCCTTTTGGGCTTGCTCCCGTTCCCATTTACGCTGTTCTCTTGCTAGGCGCTTGCCGACTATGGCGTCCAATTCTTCTTGCGTAAAGGTCTTGGCCGCGTCAGTCGTCTGTTCCTCCGGCCTTGTGTCTTCAGCAACTGGAGCCGCCGTAGCTTCCGGTTCTGGCGTGGACACCGGGGCGTCCACTGGGGCAGTCAAGTTTTCGTCGTTCATGGGTTACTCCGAGGAGTGCCTGGCTACCGGCCAGTCGGTTAAGCTGAAAGACCCGCCACTTTCTCTTGGAAGGCTTTCACACGGGCTTCAAGAGCCTGCGTAGCGGTTGCCAGATCCGCAGCGCGGGCGTCCAAAGACGCCGCAACAGCGGCCTGACGGGATTCGGTGGCGTTGCAGGAAGCTTCTTGACGGGTCAGAAGATCTTGGCGAGCAACAAGCGCAGCGTCGGACTCAGCCTTGGCAGCGTCAAACGCGGCGCGGTCAGCTTTCAACTTGTCCTGATCCACTTTCAGCGCCGCGCGGGCATCTTTGGCCCCCGCAACCATCTCGGCGGCAGTTGCACGGGCGGCAGCAAGCTCTTCCGCCGCCTTAGCCCGGTCAGCAACCGCGTCCTGAGCGGCAGACAGAGCGCCCTGACGGACGGCCAACTCGTCCCGCAACGCGGCCATCGTAGCCAGGTTTCGGGGAAGCTGGTTAAGGAAATAGTCCATGTAATCCATCGGGGCGCTATCCTGCGAGACGTTCATGGGGCACCTTTAGGCGTAATAGCTGATGTTGAGCTTGGCTCCAGCCACCTGTTCAATGAACCGAATCATGGTCAGGTCGCCGTCATACTGGAGCGTCACGCCAACAGGAAGGGGCATCCCAACGGACGAAGTGGGGGCGACGTTATCGTCGCGCCAGCGCACAGCCTGACCTTCGGGGGTGATGAGCGCGATCACGGGGCGGCAGTTCAGGCCGTTAAGATCGACATACGGAACCGTCAGCGCCGTGGAGGAGCTGAGAGAGGTGATCTGCTGATAGCCTAACCTGGTCGTGATGGCCTTCAGGTTAATCGACATCATATTCTCCTAGATTCCGTGAAGGACCGAATTTCGATAAAGTACTGCGTCGGTCCTGTAACCGGCGGGGTGAAGGGGGTATACGTGATGTCTACGGCCTGCCCGGTTAGCGAGTATAGACCGTTCTGCGGCGAAAGCAAGAACCCCCTTGTAATGGTTATGCTTTGCCCGGTAAGTGCGTAAGAACCGTTGGAAGCGGTCAGCGTATAGGCGACCGAAAGGACCGGGGGGCTTCCCGCTACAGGTGCGGCTGCAATCGGTAGTGACGCAATGCCGTATCCAGTGAGAGCGAAAGCCATTCAATTAACCTATCCTTCAGCAATCAAAAGTTGCATCTGCGCCGAGATAGCCGCAAGCTGCGCCTGAAGCTCTTCCAGCGTCGGCTTGGCTAACTCTGCGGGTGCGGGCAGAGACGCCGCATAGGCCAGCGCAGCGGCCTCTTCCTCTGGCGTGTACTGGATGACCGTGACCTCACCCGTCTCAACGTTGACTTCTATGCGCTCCATGTGCGCCCCTATTCGTAGAGAATGTTGACGGAACCGGCGTCAAAGGTGTCGGTGCCGTTGACGGACGTGATTTGTATGCGGTCTAATGCGCCGCCTAACGTAAACGGTGCATAGACAAAGTTCTGCAACCCGTTTTGAGCAGTTGTGCCGCCGCTTCTAGCGGCCGTTGAAAAACATGCCCACACATTTCCGGTGATGTTATTTAGGATCAGAACCGCAGACAATGTAGACGCGATTGTAGCCAAGCCGCCAATGCCGAAACCTGTAGTCGGTCCAGTTCCACCAACAGCGGATGCTCCAGACGAAGCGGCAAACACGGTGTAGCCATTAGAATAGCCGCTTGTTGTATATGAGCCAGAACCAATCTGAGCCATAACGCCTGAAGTTCCGCTTGTGCTGACTCCATTAAGAAGCAGCGTGATACGCTTCACCCAAGAAGGTATCCCGGTAAACCCAACTCCTGTTCCGCTTGTTGTTGCAGTTGACGTCCCTTGCACGATCTTCGCGGTCGATGACCACACAGACCCGTCCGCAGTGAATAGCACGTTGCCCGCAGACCCGACAGTTGTGAGGTTTGTGCCGCCGTTGGCAATAGGCAAAGTTCCGGTGACGCCGGTTGTCAGAGGAAGTCCTGTTGCATTAGTTAGAGTTGCGGACACTGGCGTCCCGAGAGCCGTGACGTTTCCCGATGCGTTAAGCTGGGGCGTCCGCGAAGCCGCCATAATGATGAATACGTTTTTGGTGCCCGCCGAAAACGTAACCGCAGACCCGGCGTTGGATGAACTGTAAATCGTTGTGCGGGTCAGCGTGTTGGCCGATGAGTAAGTGCCGAGCCCCACTTCCCATTCGCTAGTCGTTTGCCCCTGAATCGAATAGTAGCATGTGTCTCCAACCGACATGACAGACGAAAATGTCTGGTAACCAGCCGCAGGCGTACCAGACACAACGAAAGGCCCCGTGCCTGTAGACGTGGAGCTATCAAGAACGCGGTCGGCGGTTATAAAAGCCATTAGGGCATCTCCGCTAAAACCCAAGACGTTGTAGGCTCGTCCCAGGCGTACCTTTGACCGTCAGTTGGGTATGGAACAGGTGCGTTCCATTGGCAATCTGTCGTGTTTAGCGCCCATGACGGGTAAGGTTGCGGCGCAATGAAAGCATCCAACGCGGGGTCGTATGTGTAGCCAATACCCGCGTAATTTTTGCGAAACGAGGCGTTGTAACTTGTCTGCTTCCAAACCGTTGCGTCTCCAAAAAGCGATTGGCAAAACGCTACGCCAACGGGTTCGCTATCAGGAAAAGGCAAATTTTGGATTGTTTCGTTGTTAAGAACAACGACTTGCAAAACGATAGAGGTGTCGTTGAGTTGAGCAAAATGTGCCATCAGAAGGTAATGCTCCCAGATCCAGTGAACGTATAAATCTTGTACCCCCCAGTGTTTGTAAATGTGGGCGAGCCTGTGGTTGATGCAGCATTTGCGTTTGTATCTGGATAGCGAATAATTACAACGCCCGATCCGCCGTTACCGCCCGCCAATTGAGTGGTGCCAACAGTTTGACCGCCCCCGCCGCCGCCGCCGCCCGTATTGGCCGTGCCTGCTGTACCCGCAACGCCGGACGCGCCAGAGCTACCAGAACCACCGCCGCCAGAGCCACCATTACCCGCTGTGCCGCTGCTATAAATGCCTGCCCCGCCACCGCCAGCATAGGTTACGGATGCGCCCGAAATTGACGATGCTGTGCCATTACCGCCATTTCCGCCCGTCGTTGAAGTTCCGTTAGCTCCTGTTGCGGACGCGCCGCCACCGCCGCCTCCACCGAAGTTTGCGCTAACAAAGTTGTTGCCGCCATTAAAACCTTGACCAGACGTTCCAATTCCACCTGACCCCGTTGAGCTGGCAACAGAACCGCCGCCACCAGAACCTCCATTAGCGCCATCATTTACGCCGCCAGCACCCAGCGCATTTGAGCCGCCCCCACCGCCGCCTGTCGATGTGATAGAGCTAAAAACAGAGTCGGAACCGTTAGAACCTCTTAAATTAGAAACGGTCGCTCCATTACCGCCGCCGCCAACAGTAACTGTAAGCGCAGACCCCGGTGTAACGGCAAATCCACTTGCGGTTTTAAAACCGCCTCCGCCGCCGCCGCCGCCAGAAATACCGCCGCCGCCAGCGCCTGCAACAACAAGATACTCAACTATTGTTGGTGCCTTAAGTTGACTAGCGATAAAGAAATTTTTTGCCGCAAACATTATGGGGTGTACCCTTGCACATAGCTGCCGTACCAATTGGTGCCGTCAGCAACAAAAGTCAGAATGTCCATTTTGCCCGCAGTAGCAGTGATGGTTGGTGCGCCGGTTGCGTTCCATTTGACGCCGGTAAACGTGGCCGTTCCATTGCCGGTTGCCGCCGCTTGCTTCAACAGCAACACGAACGATTTGCCTGCGGTAGCGGTAGGCATGGTGAACGTGCAAGCCGTCGATGCTGTCAAAGTGGCCGTCTGGACTGTTCCGCTTGTAAGGCTGAGAGTGTTGCTGGTTGTAACCGTACCAATAGCCACCACTGACTCAACATAGTTGGTGACGGTTGGGTTGTTAACCGTAGGCGACGTGCCAAGAACAATGCTGCCTGAACCAGATACGTTCTGCCCCAGAGCCGTCGCAACGCCCGTTCCAAAACTGGTGATGCCTGTACCGCCATTGGCGACAGCCAACGTGCCCGCCATTGTGATGGTGCCCGACCCAGTGATAGGGCCGCCGCTGTAGGTAAGTCCGGTAGTGCCGCCGCTAACATCGACGCTGGTTACCGTACCAGTGCCCGTCACGGTGGTCCATGTAGGCGCGCCAGATCCGCCAGACGTAAGCACCTGGCCCAATGTGCCCGCAGCCGAATACGCCAAAGCAGTACCCGTACCGTAGGGGATGGTGCCTGCGGTTGGCGTCGCGGTGCTGTTGGTGCCGCCGTTGGCAATAGCAAGCGTACCGGCAAGTGTTATAGTGCCTGACGTAGTAACAGGCCCACCGCTGGTCGTAAGACCCGTTGTGCCGCCGCTGACCGCAACACTAGTAACGGAACCCGTACCCGCAGATGACCATGTAGGCGAGCCAGAACCGCCGGAAACAAGCACTTGTCCTGCCGTACCTACAGAACTGTACGAAAGGGTAGAGCCATCGCCGTAAGGAATAGACCCCGCCGTGGGTGTGTCGCCAGATTTTAGCTGAAGCGTTCGGGTCGCCGCCAACGTAATAAATACGTTCTTGGTGCCAGACGAGAACGACACGGCGCTGCCGCTGGCAGACGATGCCAACACGGTCGTGCGGGCAAACTGGTTGGTGCTGGCGTAGGTGCCAACGCCAATTTCCCATTCGGCGGTCGATTGGCCTTGAATGGCGTAATAGAACGTGTCGCCAACGCTCAAGACCGTTGAGAACGTCCGGTAGCCAAACGGCGCAGATCCAGACACCGTAATGTTGCCGGTGCCTGTTGTGGTCGATGTGTCCTTGACACGATCTGCGGTTATGAAGGCCATAGATCTATCCTATCAGGTAGCTTGGAACACGCCATTTATAGCGTCGAGCGCAACGGTAACGGTGTCGCCAGACGCTACGGTTACGTTGGACCCATAATCCCAATACGCCACGGGAGTGTTGGTTGTAGCGTCCCAAAGTATCGCATATCGAAACGTAAATCCAGCGCCAGACCCGGTCCAGACAGCCGGGCTTGCCAAGACCAATTTGTAGGTGCCTGCCGTCTGGCTGGCGGACGTGATGCTGGCGGTGTTGCCGCCTGCCGTGTAGCCGCCGCCTGTAGCCAAATCCGTGGTGCCCGCCGTAAACGTCGTGTCCGCCGCATTGACGGTAGCCGCAAGGGCTATGTTCCACGTATCCGTGCCAGCATTGATCCCCTCCAGAAGAGGCTCAATGGCAGCAGTATATTTGACATAGGAGGCGGTGGGCATCAGCGCCTCACGACAGGAACTTGAGTTTGTACAGGGTTGACAGGTACAACCCTACGATTTCGTCGATGATGTTCTGAAGCGCGGTGTCTTTTTGGTCCACTACGTCATATCGGCAATCTTCAATTTCTTGAAGCTGGTTTTCCAAGAACTCAACGACGTTGGTAGTTTTCTTGGCGGTCTGAAGGCTAATGCCGCCAATCAAGCCGTGACGGCCCTGATAGGCTTCGGCAAACTTGTCGGCTAGATCAACGATACCATCATAAAACCCCTGCAACGCCATGTGCTTGGCAAAGCTGCGGGTGTTAAGATGGACCGAGTGAGCCACATCCCGCGCAAGGAACAGATACCCTACGAAATCAGAAGCTTTCTTCATTGCGGCATTCCCTGCGGTGGCATCCCTTGGGGCGGCATTTCCATCGGCATTTCTTCGCCCGGCAATTCCTGACCAGGCATTTCGCCCGCCAAATCGCCGCTGGTGATCATGCCGTGAACCGTGCCCATGACAATGTCTTGGATCTGCTCGGGCGACATGGACGCTTGAACGGCGGCAAGGCGCTTGGTTTCGGCGTCAAACGCCTTGATTGTCGCCTCAAAGTTCTTGCGCTCAAGATCCTGCATCTCAACGGACTGATGGACGTTCTGAAGCATCTTTTGCATCATTTCCATCTCTTGGCCCATTGCCTGCATCTGCTGTTCAGCAGCTTGAAGCGCCGGAGACTTGTCATCGGTCTCAAGAAGCTTGGGATCAATTGTTTTGGCAAACCGCTGAGACATTTCCTGCGCGCCAGGCCAATCCATGTTCTTGATGAACAAATCGCCCGCAACGGCCCAGAGAGCCGGGTTAGCCTGAAGAAGCTGCGACATGGAATCGAGAGCTTCCTGACGCTTGGTCATGTAGCTCGGCCCCGTCGTGACACACACATCATATCTGCCAACGCTCGGATTGTAAATCTTTTCAATCACAACGCTGGGGTTTTCGGGGCTTACGATCTTCTTGACCGGCTCTTGCTGCATCGGGTCGATCTTAGCCATGTCCGTTTCACCGTCGATGCCGATGATGCGGGCAATGCGCTGGGTGTCGTAGATCTTGGGGATCATATCTACGATCTGGCGCGTCGTGTAGCGGATGGCGCGGGCGAGGTTGTCAACGTAGTGATATGTGCCTGTATCGCCTTGTTTTTCGCGAGCCAGAATAGCCCGTCCCGACCGCTCGTTGCTGGTCGCGCCAAGGCTACTGTCGTACTGACCAGTGGTCGCTTTGATGTCGTCAGACGCGCCCGCCTTGGCCTGAATGAGCCCCACTTGAGCCATTGGAGGTGTGGCGCGTTGCGGAAGCGGCAAAACAGCGCCAGCGCCGTCCGTAACGTCAGGATTGACCTCCAGATAGGGCCAATTGTTGACGTTTGCGGTCTTCCACTGATGCTCATAACCTTCAAACTGGCCTCCGTAACCGATAAACGGCGCTTTGGGGGCCAAAGCCAGCATCTCGGTTTCGGCAGACACCCAATAGTTGTACATTCGCTGGGCGTCTTTGGCGTTTCGCACCAATCCAGACACGAAGAGACGGCCATCGACCTCAAATTCGTTGCCAACGACGCGGATAACCGGAATCCACTGGCCCGCCCAATCGTTTTCTTCCAGCATTTCGTAGCCGTTGGTCTTGCACCACTTGACGCGTTTGCGGTTTACGTTGCGGCTTTTGAGCGGGACCAATCCAGACGCCTTGAACATGGCGTCTTCGCGGCTTCCTTCGAACGCCGTGCGGTTGTCGGGGTACAAATTGAGCTTGGCGGGCTCGTAGTCGATGTAAAAGTACTCGGCTATGCGGACTACGTCTTCGTTGAGCCAGTTGGACAGATTTTCGTCGCCCACGCCCTGCTGCTGGATGGACGAGACAGGCATGGCGTTGGGGAAAAGGCGCTCGTACTCAGAGCGCGTGAGATCTTCTGTGATAAAGCACCACTTGGCGTCAGATCCGCATGGATCTTGAATGGTGGGGTCCATGTAGACACTAAAAGAGTTGCGAATGCGCCCGATGCGGATGTCCTGATCGAACGTGTCATCGCTGCAATACTCCGTCAGCTGCGGAATGTAGCCCTCGCCGTAGGTTACCTGATTCTCGCAAGCAGTATCGTAAGCCACATCTGCGTCCGACATATACTCAATATGGCGCACGATACCATCATAGATTTCAGCGACTTCCACGTCCGCCTTGTCATCAACAGGGATGACTTTGCCGCTTGGGCGATTCTGTCTCTGATCATTCGTTACCTGGCGCACATGCTGGGGCAGCTTGTTGATGGTGAGGCAAGGCCGGGCGTTGATCGTCTGCCCCTGCACCGATCCACGGGTAGCCAGCACGTCAGCAGGCCACTGCCACTGATTGTCGGGCGACCCGGCAAAGAACCGCAGATCGTCCAACTCGTCTTCGCGGCTTTCGGAATAAGCGGCGATAGCCATCGTCAGACGGCTACGCATGGTGTCCATGACGGTAGCGGGGTCTTTCTTACGAGACCCGCCCCCGCTAGACACGCGGCCCGCTGCTGCTACGCCTGAGTAATCCATCTATTTCTTCTTTGCAGTTTTGGCTGATTCCTTGAACGCCTTGGCGGTCGGTGCGCCAGCAGCACCGGGCTTTTTCATCTTTTCGCCCGAGCCTTCTTTAATGCGCTCGCGCTTGGCGTGGATGTTAGCGTACAACCCAGGTTTGGTCGCCATGTCAGCACTTCCACCGTTTAAGCGCCGCTTTGGCGCGTTCGCCGTCCTTGGCGTTGGCAGCTACCGCTCCCATTCGCGCACAGAACGAAGCCTTGCGGCCCTTGTCTGCTTCGGTCTTGGGGCTTGGAGCGGGCGCTTTAAGGTTAGAGCCCGTCGCTCGGTTGTACTTTTCACGCCCTTTGGCGGTTAGACCAGCGCCTTTGCTGACGGGTAGTTTCTCCCCGCGCCCAACCGATAAAGAAACGGACTTAGCCATGTCAATTGCCCTTTGATGGCTTTGCTGCGGCTCGCTTGACCGAATAAGCAATGGCAACCGCCTGCTTGGGTGGCTTGCCTGCTTTTATCTCAGCCGCCACGTTAGCCTTGAACGCCTTGGGCGACGCAGATTTCTTGAGCGGCATGTTACTGTCCGTGGATGATGGCAAAGTTAATCACGATGGCCTCAGACAGCGAACCGCCCGTGATGTTACGCACGGTAATCGACGCCGAGCCTACGGCCAGTTCGCTAACCCATGCGTTGTACGAGCCGGTTGTGCCGCCAGAAACGTTTAGGATCAACACGTCACGGGGGCCAATAGCCGAGTTGGTCAGCGTGAACGTCACGTTGGTCGTAGCGCCCAACGCCGCGTTGTTCATGGTAATCTGACCGCAAGACTTGTTCAGAGTCACGCCGGTAGATTTGCTGGTGAGCTGCGTGACCGCGCCCTGCGCGTCGGTCGAGTAGCCGAGCTGACCGCCAGCCAAAACGTAATCAGAACCAATGATGTTCTGATCCTCGAAAGCAACGCCGATTGATTTGGTGCTGGTGGTCATGGTTACGATCCCATCCATGAGGTTGTAATTCCGCCCGCAGAGTACCCTCTTCTAGGCCCACGGTCAACGTACTCCCGGTGCGCTACCGGAAACGCAAACGTGACAGCAATGGCGTCCGCCGCGTCAGGCGACGCCAGCCCCCGCGCCTTCATGTCCTTCTTGCTTTCCAAGAAGATCGTACCCTTGCTGTCCGGCTTCATCATGGGGCCGATCAGGTCGCTCTTGAGGTAGCGGTCCTTGGGCAGGCTGGCCGTCTTGAGCCACGTCCGCAGCTCGCCCCACA